TAGGGTTCTGTAAAGCCATTAAAAGTCTTTGAATAAATACCAATACCAGTAGTTGGTGATGATGGATCAGTAGCTTGTGAAGATAGATTTAGGTTGTTTGTCTTTCCCCAATTGAAATATACCAATCCTAATAAGCTATCTATCGTGAATTTGGATGTGTAACTTATCTGTCTGGTGTCATCATAATAAGGGATAGCCCCAATGATGCCATTGCCTTTGATGTATCCGCTATTTCCTAATTGGGTTGGGGTGACATACCTGATAATACTATCCGATATTTTTACAAAATAAATACTGTCACCTATTCCGCCGCTTGCAGTCCAATTAACACCATTTCCGCTATAAATAACGCTACCTATTTGAGCGATACCGTATTTATTAATAGTAGTATCATTTGGTATTCTTAACCGCCCACTAATAGCAGCACTATCTTTTACGGTTATATATTTTTGAAATAGATAAGGTTGTGATATAATCGTTTGCCCGTAAGCTATTGAAAATAAACAACTTAATATTAATATTATAAACTTCATTTTGCAATATTACTATATTATATAAATTATCGTGCAATAACTATCCAATCAAAATAAATGTCTTGTGTATTACCGCTTGCCATTTCCGCACATTTAACTACAAATGCTGTGGTAGTTTGATTTGTTGCATCAATATACCACGTTATCCTACCGTCTGCACTATTGTTATTTACAACGGTTAAAAACACCTTATACGCTGTCGTTGTTAGTGTTGTACCTAATGGTACAGTAATAGTATTTAATCCTGCTGAAATATCTCCAACGTGCGTATACCCCTTTGCCAAAATTATAACAGCGTTATTATCCACATACTGCTTAGTTGCTGCCCCCAATCCCGTGGTAGGGTCTGCATTTAAAGTAAGCGCACCCGTCATTGTATCCCCTGCCTTTGCAACGTAAGCAGATAGGGCGGTAGCTAGTAAAGTGGAAGTGATATAATCCGCTGTAATAGCGTTTATTTTAGCTAATAGCGTTTTATTGTCAATGCGATAACTATTCATATTACCTGCAAACTGTGGCGTAGTTCCAGAAGTTGAACTTGTAGGTGTAGCGGTAAATAATGTGTAAGTGTTTCGTGCAATACTATCGCCAAATGTTTCTGGGTTTGTGTCTGTTGTAGTAGGTAGTAAGTATTGCCCCTCTGCAAATGATGCAGCCACATAGTAGAAATACCCATTAAAATATATTACCCCCGTTGTGTAAGTGTTGGGTGTTCCTGTAACGTAAGTTAATCCCGTAACAATAGCAAAGTCGGTAGGCTGTAATCCCAAAGCAGCAATAAGCCCGTCATAGGCTGTTTGGTTTGCTGCAATTAAATCACTACTAAATAAAGGGTTTTGTAACCCTGCATAAGATTTGCGTATTGCTGGAAACTGAAATATACTATTCATAAAAAAAATTAAAATTGATTGATTATAAAACGTGAACCATCGAAAGCTATTTGATTAACCGTTGCCAATAAGTCGCTAGTGTACACGCTTGTAGGAACGTTAATAGTAAACGCCGTAGTGTTTACTTTATTATTAAATTCACTTGCAAATATTAACGGCGTACTACCAAAATCGCTGCAATAGGTCGTACTTGTGTAAGCAAATTCAGGGGCTGTTAATATATTGCAACTCGATTGAGTGCAGTAAATTCTTTTTAAAGTAGCATCATACAATATATTTAACACATTTGCCAATTGACCCACCTGCCACTTACATTGCGATATTAATAGTTCTTTATTTCTAAATGTCGTAAAAGTTGTAAAAGGTGCTTCTAGTGGCTGTACAAATGCAGTAAGATATTTAAAGAAAGTTGATATATTGCCAATAGCATTAACGCTAAAGAAGTTCCTTAGTGATTCAAATAATAATTTCCTGTAATTGATATTTCTAAATGCCATTGTAATTAATTACGTTGCTTCCGTTATAGTTAAAATATCCTGCACTCAAATTAACACTCCCTGTAAAAGATACACCGTCTATTTGTGTCTGCGATAAATAAAAGTTTCTTACCCCTGCTACATTTGCCTGAATATATGATTCTAAGTCACCCGTAAAAAAAGTGCCATTAAAAGCAAAGCTATTCATAAACAAAGTAAGATAAGTATTTATATTAGCCGTCAATGTTGGTAAATCGAAGCTACTATAATAAGTACAATTAGCAACAAAATACAAAACATTTGCGTTTGCTGAAATATAATTAACTGGCAATCCTGCTATTTCAAAGTTTTTCATATACGCTATAAAAGCGTTGTATTGTGATAATGTCAATGGTATAGTAGTTCCTGTAATATCCGCACTCGCTACCTTTAAGAATAAATCCCCGTTACTTGTAGAACTAAACGCCGCCTGTTTTATTATCTGCTTTGTTGTGTCAATAGTAGGGTAGTAATAATTGCCATTACTATCTATTGAAAGACTATCTCCGTATTGAAACGCTAAAGCATAGCCCGTATAATATCCTGCTTTTCCGTAATTCTTAGCCGTTATTGTGCTTACTATTGTGGCTTCTGTATTGGTAAATTCTGTTAATGTTGTGTCTATAACGTTTCCCAATGCTTCGCTCACTTTCTCAAATATCCCCGTTTGCGAGGGGTTTGTAAAACCTAAGGCTATAAGGTTGGAATTTATAATTGATTGAGTAGTTGCCATTGTTAATTGTAGTTTGTAATTTGGTCAAATCTAACGTTTACGCTTCCTGTGCCTGTTAAAGTGATGTATATATTACCTGCACCGTTGTAGTATTGCCCGATAATCAAAGGTACTAAATTAGCTGAAGATAACACAGTTGATGGCATTATATCACTCCCACCACCTGTTGAGCCTATCTTAACGGTAACGCTGCCACTAATCCAACGAACCGCACCACTAACCACTAAGGTATTAGCCGAAATTGCCTGTGTGTAATTTCCCGTTAATCCTGCTATTTTAATAGGCAATGCTATTGCGCCGTAAAGTTCGGCAAACATTGCATTTAATTCATTGCGAACTAATAAGCCACTATCACCATTATTTATAACTGTTTGAGCCATATTATTATTTTTAATCTATCCAAAAAGCCGTGTCAACCCATAAACCTGCATCATTCCAATAGCTTGTATATAATATCCACAAAGGTAAGGTATCAAAAATTGTGTTTATGCTAGAAAGTATCGAATCCGTTAAATTATTCACTGCTGGATAAGTTGCCAACTGCCCTACAACGTTTAAATCCTTTGTAACCGTATCGGGTATTATTATCTGTTGCCCGACTGTTAATGTCGGTGTCCAATCCGTGAAGCTATTGGCATCTAGTACTGCATTTAGGTTTATAAGGCTACCTGTGGCGTTCAATACAACGTCATTAATGCTCATACCTTGCTGCACTATATAAATACTACTCATAGCTTACGTTTGCTGAAATGTTTAATACACCGTTTTGCCCCATTGTATTAGTCCACGTTGCTATCGTTGCTCCGTCGTTTATACATTGTTGTTTCCATCTATTCATTTGCACGGCTGCCTCTTGTTGATGAGCGTTAATTGTGTCCTCTAATCCTACGCCCAACATTGGGTTAGTCAATATCGCACAACGTGACCGCTCAATAATACCCCCATTTTGTGTAGAGGCATTTGTAGTAGTAACGAAATCACCGTTTGCGTAGCTTATATCCCGTGTTAATATATCAAAAAGTATGTCGAACATTATTGCGTAATTTTTGTATTCTCAATATCTCCCCTTTGTGTAGGTGTTAATGTTTGTGTCTCTAGCGGTACGGGTACTGCTGTTGGTGCGCCTACACTACTAACAACGTGTGTATGGCTGTTGTAAAGTGTAAAAAAACTGTTTAGTAAATTTTCTACTTTATTCAACCTATCAACTAGCTTTAAAACTTCTACCATCCCCCCGTTTTCACCACCGTTAAACTGTACAAGGTTGCAATTTACTAACAATTTATCAATTTGGTTGCAAAATAATAATTGAGGTCTGCCTTTGTTGCCATCTCTAAACGTTATAAGGCAATCGCTACCAATAACGGGGATAGTAACAAACCCCCCAACACTCCCAATAAGGACAGATAAAGGCACGGCATAATAAACGGGCTGCCCGTCAATATCTAACTGAATATCGGCGGTATAGGCTGTTTCATCAACGGCAATTATAGTACCATCGCAAATGTTACTGTATTTAGTAGTTGCTTTAATAGCCCTATAAAAAGCATCCGTAAGGTTAGCCGTTTGTTCGTTATCCATTATAAATTAGTTGTATCATTTAAGTCAGTCAAATATGCTAGTTTTAATTTATGCCTATAACCGCTTTGGTTTATCGTTGTTTCAATCGCTGTTATAACATAGTTTCCACTTCTTGCAGGGTAACGAATATCGGTATAAACAGCCTTTGCAAATAGTATCGGTTCGGGGTAAAGATAAGTAGTAATTGAACCGTTAAAGCGCATTTGGCGCACTTTGTTTAGTGCTTCTGTTGCCATTTTAAGGTAAAGGGCTGCATCTTGTTTCACTCTGTAAAAATAAACGTCCCTTTGTTGCCCGTTTGTATCACCTACTTCAATACTATCTTTCTTTCCTGTTGGCTGATAAAACCACGCCTTAACCTTATATGTTTGAAAAGTAGAAGTAGGTTTTTGTAAATCACTTATAATTACGTTTCTATTTGTAGCGTATTTTATTATGTCGGTGGTATTACTTGCAACATTACAATATAAGTTAGTGCCATTTAATGTTAATACCAAACCTAACTCTTTAATAAAGTATTGACAGATAGATGCAGGTGTCATCATTGAAAAAGTAATATTAACTAATTCAATATCGGGTATTGGCAGCACTAAAGTAACATGGTCTGCATCTGTTGACTTTATGTCTATGGTATCATTTACGAAGCCTATAATATTTGTTAATAGCTCTTTCAATGTTATTGAAGCATAATGACAGCCGTAAGTATTTATTACAGGTGACTTCTTTTTCTTATTAATCTTTACACTTGCTCCCCGTTCTTGTCCGAAAATACCTAAATTAAAAAAGTACTGATAATCCATACATTTAATCTTCATAGGATTACCAAAAACGAAATCCGTTATAAACCCTTCAAATATTGTTTGTTCGCCATAGGTGTCATAATTAGCCGTTACCAAAACAGTAGAACCAACGCCGAAAGCCGCCTGTGTGTTTACCGTGTATTGTGTTAGCTTGTCGTGTGTGCCATCTTTGTATTGAATAACGCAATTCATAGGTAACGTGATTTCGCACTCGCTCCCTAAGGCGTGACCGTCATGCTTCTTACTAACGCTGCAAATAGTCTTTATAGTATTTCCGTTAATTGTTACCGTAAGATGTGCGTTAAAATACATATTATGATATTATAAGCGTTTGCCCTGCCACGTTTTCAATTGCGCTAATCTTAAATCCTATATTTGTGCTACCTCTTGAAATAGTAGGGTTAACACTTTCTACAATTATCTCACTATATCCTTTGGCATTGCAAAATAATGAATTCAAATAGGTATTTTTTACTTCCAACACGCTATCTGGTATCCATATTTTAGTCCACGCCGTGTTGAGGCTATCTTGGTCGAATATCCAAAAAGTACCATCATAATTAATTTCGCCTACTTGGTTTGTCTTTCTAAATACACATTCAATCTCAATCTTATATGGTTCTCTTAGTATCCTTTCGGTTACATTTACACCGTCCAATATCTTAGAATTAACTAATAGCTTTTTACCATCAATAGTGATAAGCGCATCCTTTGGCAATGTTACACCATTAATTACTACTAACGCAGGATTATTTGCGGGGTCGTGTTTTGTGTCATTCCAAACCTTTAGCAACTGCGTAGGGTTGCTAGGTGTAGATGGATGCTTTTTATAAGTATTCGCCCCCGTTAAGGCATCTATTGTATCAGGTACATTTATAAGTATTGGCATAATCTATTGTGTTTGTCCTTCGTTGTATGCAATATTGTTTATAGCCCTAATCATTTGCTCTACCGCTTCCTCACCTTTTTGCGGTAACTGTTTATTATCCGTTGTGGTAATCTTTTGAAACGCATCTTTAAAAGTAATGTTAATAACTTTAGCTTGTCCTAATCCACCACTTGCACCACTAAGGGCGGAGGTGTTCATTGCTGACTGCGCGGTTTGATTTGCCCCACCTTCACCTTTTTTACCATCGCCCGTTGCGGTTGGGTCTCCTGCGTTTGTTCTTGATGGTAAAAACTTATGAATAACATCTCCAAATTTGAATTTGCTATTTCCTGCTGCATCCGCACCTTTTTTAACAGCATCTACCATTCCCGTAGTAAATCCTGTTGCTAAATCTGCCAATCCTTTTTTGCCGTCCTTTATTGCCTTTGAAAAGTTACCGTGAAAAATATCTCCTATAACATTTCCCAATGTTTGATATCCTAATATTACAAGTTTGATATATTGCAATATTCCGCCCCACAAGCCGCCCATAAATTCACGAAAGCCTTTAAAGTTGTCCCAACAATACATCAATGCAGCTACTATTGCAACGATGCCATAAACAACCCACGTTATTGGTAACGCTAACATTGCAGCACCTAGCCCCTCTGTTGCTACCATTGCAGTAAACGCACCTAATGCGGTATTCGCAAATGAAAATGCTAGTATAGCCTCTTGAGCTGCTGTAAATGCTGCTATTGTTGCATTGATAGCTAAAGCAGCGGTAAATAGCCCTATAACTAAAATAATTTCTTTTAATACGTCTTTATGTTTACGCATCCATTCAATACCTGCTTCAATTGCGTGTTGCGCCCTCATCATTGCTGGCACAAATGCAGCCTGTATTTTATTAACAACCCCCCCTATGGATGCCTGTATTTCCTCCCATCCTTTTTTAGCCATTGCAATTTGTCCTGCATCTGTCTTTGCAAACATTTCAGCTTGCCCACCCGTCTCCCTTCTTATTTCTTTTAATATAATTTCTTGCGCCTCTGTTAATTTCCCTGCCTCTTGTAAGTTCTTAATTTGTTCTTTCTGTTGGTCGGTAAAACTTACCCCTGTACGGTGTAACCTAGACATTCCTTTAATAGGGTCATCCAATGCTATACCTAAAGATTTGGAAGCTTCTAATAAATCACCTTTAAAAAACTTTTGAGCATAATCACCTGCCGATTGCATACCTTCCTCAAATTGCTTCCCCTTTACATTACCAAAGGTCAACATCATAGCCTGAGCCGAAATAATAGATGATTTTGTAAAAACAGTTACATTGCTCATTTCCTCCGCCATCTTTGAAAGGTGTTCAGTACTTACACCTACTGACCCACCCATTGTTTTCATGGTTTGATTTAAGTCTGTTGTTGCCTTTTGCAATTCATCATAAACACCCTTGCTTTCTTTTATAAACTCAAAACCCTCGAATAAAGCACTTAACCCCAACCCCCCTAAAAGCATATTTTTAATGCCGCTAAATGTTTCCGACATTTTTTCACCCATAGATGCAAATGCGCTTTCCGCTTTCTCCACTTCTTGAATGGATTTAGTACCCATTACGGAAATACTTTCGTTTATCTTAGCTAATTGCATAAGAATGTCACCGCCTACATTTATATCAAAGCCGTAATCTGCCATTATTCGTTATTTTGAAAAGGTGCGTGAATAATTCTTAATACTTCGGGTAACATTATTTGACAATCCATATACTCCTGCAATGTCATATCTTCCAACTCTTTACCGCTATACATTAAAAACGCCCGAAACATTGTTTTATTATAAAAAACAGCATTTCGAGCGATTAATTTAGTTTTAGCCGTTTCTTGGCTGTAATTTATTTCTTCTAATTCACTTTCAATTGAGCAAAAAAAGGGGTAACCTTCTCTGAAAAGAACCAAAGCCCAAAGTTTAAAACAGCAATATTATCATTTAAAAATTCTGTCTTATCGCCAACTGTAAAGCCTTTTGCATCTGTAATCAACAATAATTCAATAGCCTTATCTGTCAATGTAGCTATCCCTTCGCTGTCAATAGTAGCCTTATTAGTTCCGCTTTGCTTCATCGTCCCCATGATAGAAAACACTAAGTCCCTTTGGTTTCTATCCGTACGGCTTAAATCTTTAAAAACGGCTTCTTTCGTAACCTCAACTTCGATAATTTCCCCTAATTTATTATCCTTAGTCGCTTCCATTACGGGCTGCTTACTAAGGAAAGTAATCTCCTTTTTGAAAACCTTTTCCATGTGTTGTGTATTTAATTTAAACTACTGCTAACGCTGTAAAATCAATGTTTCTCATACTCTCCTTATCTTTAGCTTTTACACTAATTGCGGAAGATGTGAATACTAATTGAGTAAAAGTGTAAGATGCTGCATTTTGTAGGCTTACTACTGCAATAGTACTTGAGGGAACTAAATTTACACTATTAACGCCTACTGCTGTTAAAATAGCCTGTAATTCACCCTCTTGAATAGTTATCTTACCCTTTACTGCTAGTGCGTTTCCTTTGTTTCCAATAGGGTTAACATCACCAACCGAATAGATTAGCTCACCTTCTTGCGTTTCAGTCCACCCTACTTCGTTTACAGTAAGTAAAGGAAAAACAGCCGTACCGGGGATATTCCACGCTACCTTATACTCGGCTGCTGTTATAATTAATGCGTTATAATTAGGCATTTGTTATTGTTTTATAAAGTTGAAACAAATTGAATAGTTCCCGTAACGCTTCCTAATATTGGAGTAGGCACTATCTGTAACTGAAACTTCATAGTTTTAGTACTATTAAAGTTTGGTGCGCTTAGTATCAATTTACCGTCTGTCAAATCGCCTGTGCCACCGTTTACAACGCTTAACGGCGAGATATACTCGTCATAGAATTGTTGTTGAAGGCTATTAAGAACGTTTTGAGCAATTGCACCCGTTTTAGTGTCTAATGGTTGGTTACTTCCAATTTGATTAATAAAGAAAGCTAAAGCATCAGCACTCAAAGCGTTTGCTACACGGTTATATTCTTGTGTACTAAGTGCTAGTGTTGAACTTGTACAAGTTGCGCCATCGTTCCAATAGAATCCTGATTTATTAAACCACGGACGTAAGAACATATATTGCTTTGCGCCTAAATAGTCAATGTCACCTGTACCATTTGCATTACTTGGTGAAAGTGTTATCACTGGTGCAAAAGCTTCTACACAATAACCCGTATCGGGTGTAGTGAAAGTTGTGAACCCTGTTACCGCCGTAAATTGTGTAGGTTGTGAATCCGTTCCACTAACATAAGTAACACTATTGTAAACCACACTACCATTGTAAACGGTGTAAACTTTACCTACTGTCAATGTGCCACTTGCTTGTATCGCCAAAGACTTAGTTAAATACGCTGTGTTAGCTACGCTGCCATCTGCAACTGCGCCGAAACCGTGACCGATTGATATTTGTGCAAAGCGTGACAAAGCCAAACCTACCGAACTAACACCGTTAGGTTGTGTTCCCGTAATACATAGTGAAATAGAACTACACAACTTCAAACTAATATCTCCAATTGTTGAAGGCGTTACAGTTGTACTCATATTGTAGCCGTCTACTATTGCACTAAATTGATAGCCTTGCGCAAATAGACTTACTTGTGTAGCTTGCAATGCTGTGATAGTCGCTGGTACATCGGCAGGGAAATCTGTTGCATTTTGTGTTGCTGTTGGCAATTTGTAGCAGATACCTATCATCTTAGCCCTATTGCTTGGGCTGCTTGCGCTTGTTGCCCTTACACCGTTTGCAAAGGCTGTCCCTGCAACATAAGTAGCCATTGCAGTAGCTTTTGCCACGCCTTGAACCCACAATAATAAACCGTCATTTGTGCCACCTGCATAGAAGTCGTTTATTTGTTGGAATAAAGCTATTGCATTGGTGGCATCATTTGCGGCTGTAATCCCTAAGGCTGTCGCATCTGCTAACTTAGTAAGCAAGTAGGGCGTATCTAGTGCAAAGGTTGAGCCTATTGCAGTTGCGTGAATAAACATCATAATAACGCCGTCACTTGAAGGTGCAACGCCTGTTTGATTGTTTACTACACTAATTTTAATTAAATGTTCAGCCATTTTTGTAAGTATTATTTATTTGCCTTAGCGGTAGGCTTTGTTTCTTTAATAACTGTTACTTCTTCTTCTTCGTCATCCAATGAAACGGTAGGCAAACTGTTTGTTACTGTCGCTACTTTTTCCTCTTTTATTTCATTCATCCTACCATTTTGTAAAGCTATTTCTAGTTCTTCCAATGTAGTAGGCAATTTATCTAAAGCGGTAAACTTAGCCCTGTAGGTTGGCGGCGTAAAAGGTGTATTCACATACTTTTGAGCGATGTCGCTATTTTCTTTGCTATTGTAAATATTGCCATCCCCGTGAATCCAAACCGTTCCAAACTTCTTTACACTTGCCTTTAATAACTTTAAGTTATGCTCGTGCAGTCTTTCAAATTGAATGCTACTCATGTGTTTTATTTTTTTTGTGGTTACTTAATATTCGTCTTTACCCTATGGCTCAAATATCCCTTTACGCTTGCAGTGCTTGATGTAATACATTGAATTTTCAAATAACGACCTTGCAATAATGCCGTGTCGGCTGCAAATGAAACATAATTAGGAGTTGAAGCCGAAAGGGTGAAAGTTTTTGTATATGCACTTTGAGCCGCCCCTTTGGGTACTGCGAAATAGTTTACATTGTCGTTACTTTGGAAGTAATTGATAGTCAAAGTAGCTGTACTTGCGCCTACTTTTTGCCAATAAAAAGTATGAAATACGTCATTTACATTTAAGTGGGTAATAGGCACTATGTAAGCCAAAGAATCGGTTACTTGCAAACTATCCGTTGGGGTAGTTGGAGTACCACCTAAGTCAATGTATTGACCTTGTTGGATGTTGTTAGCGGTGTAAGTTCTTGTCTGTGCGAAAGAACTAGCTGAAATAAATAATAAAGCGATAATTAATAACTTCTTCATTGTTAATTGTTGTTTATAAAAGTTTTAAAATAGCCCCCAATATTACATCGGGGGCTTAGTTTATTTAAACGTTTGGTGCGCCGTAATTAAGGATAGCAGTACCGTTAAAGTTAGCACGCAATGGAACGATACCCATACGAATATCAGCACTCATTGTATATCCGTAGTTAACAGGGTCTTGAACCATAAACACATCAAGCATCCCAATACCCATACCTACTTGTGAAGGTACAAAACTCAAACCTGCACTTATTGCAGTTGATGGTATAATACCTGTTGGATCAACTACTTGGTTTGATGCAGCAGGGTTAACTATGATTGTTCTGCTTCTTTCGTTCAAAATTGTATTTTTGAACTTAACAAATGAACCACCACCGTTATCATTTACCCAACGGGTAAGCAATGACTTAGTTTCGGGGTCTTTGTTCAATGAAGCAATCATAATAGGGTCAGCTACCAAAGTAGTTTTTTCTCCTTCTAGTTGCAAGTTTTGCGCTGCATAAAGTTGTTCTAAGTTTACAATATCATTCAATACTGGTGCAACAAGTGAACCTGAGTACGTTTGATTGTAATAGAATTTGTTATATGCTGCTGAACCGCCGATTTGTACGGTTGTAGGCAATGTTTGATAACCACTAATACCGCTAGTTGCTACGATTGAACTTGCAGGAACTGTTGAAGCTAAAGTATAAAGCAATGTATCATCAATTGCAGTATTTAACACCATGAACGCTTGCGCCCAACCTGTACCCATTTGGTCGTATCTAAGTTGGTGCATTGTTAATGGTGTCCATTGCATTGGTTGTAACCAATATGGCGTAAGTGCCAAACTAACCGCAGTATCGCTATAAGTATAAACGCTAGTGCTAGGTTTATTGCCTTTATATACTGTTGGAGCGGCTGCTATGTTAGCCCATATAATACCTGTGTTTGCGCCTGTGTATTGTGCGCCGAACATTGGAATGTCGTTTTTCCAGCTCGTTGTTGGGAACAAATTGAAGATAGCTAAAGAAAGCCATTCAATCGTATTTAATGCAGGACTAGCAAGTGCAGCGTCAGTACTTGTTAAAGCTACTCTTTCACGACCTGCGCTAAGGTTAGATATGTTTACAGTTTGACCATTTGCGCCCAATACTGCTACTTCACCTCTTTGCAATTCGCCCATAATAGATGACAAACCTATTCCACCTTGTCTACCGTTAACGTTCACTTGTGCATCTTGCATTTGTGCCATTGTGGTGTTATGGATACGGGTTTTATCAACTACTGCCCTATACTTAGGGTCTGCAATGATTGAACTTAATACAGCAGCATATTCGGATACTTCATTGTGTTGTATTCCTTTTTTTGCCCTGTCAATAAGTGATTTGTCTCTTTCGTCAGTTGATGCCATCAACTGTGTGAAGGTCTTACCGCCGTAAGCCTTTACTTTAGCGGTAACTACGGGTGCGGTTGCCATTTTATATTCTGTTTTTAATTGTTCAACGGATTTAAGAACGGGCTTAATTGCGCTGTTCTTAGTTTTCTCTGCTTTACCTTCTTCTACATCTGCCTCATCATCACCTTCAGCAGCGTATTTGTCGCAAGCCTTCATAGCATCTTCTGCTTCCATCTTGCAAGCCTCGTAGGCTTCTTTATCTTCTGCACTTGCATCTTCTGCATTTGCTTTTTTCTTAGCGGCTTCCAATTTCTTGGTGGCTTCGTCTAATTTACTTTTCGCTTCCTCTAGCTTTTTAGCTTTTTCAGCTTTAGCTTTCAGTTTAACATCTTGCTCATTTGGTTGCCCTACATCTACTTTTTTCGGTAGTGTAGAATCAGGCGGACCTTTCGGTGCTGGGGCATCTTCAAATGTTTCTTTCTTGCTGCCAAAAGAAATATTACCGCCTAACCCAATGATATCTTTAAACCATTGTGGCAAGCCTGTACCTTTTGCATCGGCTGCAAGTGTAGTAGTGTTAGCAGTCACCTCTGTATTTTCGGGTGCTACTGGTGTTACTTCTTCTGCCATTGTTTCGTTTGTTTTATTATTAGTGATTGAATATTTACTCGAAAGAGTTGTTATTGTGCGTGTCAAAGTGTCTATTTCTTCGCTGTTGTATATCTTCGCTGCCAATGCAACGGGTTCTACTTGTGTAGCATCTTCATTTGATGGAAGTGTCACTATTGATATTTCGTATAGATAGAAAACTTTACAAATTTTGTTACCTTGTTTATCTAATACCAATTGACCTGCTGCGTTTGTTTCCCATATCGCTTCGCCACCTATTGAGCAAGCCCTTAACCATCCCCCCTCATACAACGCCGCCGTTTCTTTACTTGCTTCTGTTAGTTTGTGGAAAACGGGAACGCCGCTATATCCTTTACTATCTAATTGTATTTCAGTCCATAGTCCTATCGGGTCGCTATTCCAAACGTGCTCTTTTAAAACTACGGGGTTAGCATTAAAACGGGTGAAATCAATTACACTATTAGGAATAACGCCGCATTGGTCATTAGGTGTTTCCGTTGTGAAATAAATTCTTTTACCTGCCATGACACAAAAGTATTTTATTATATATTGTGTTTGTGTAAATAAAAAAACACTATATTTGCATATTGTAATATAACGCAATTATGACAGAACAAGAAGTTTACGCCGAATTGAAACAAAAGGTAAAGCCATATATCGGTATTATGCCGCAATCCAGCTTTAGTAGGTGTATGATACAATATAAGGTAGGCTTATTAAAACCTGCTACTATTAAAAAGTTTTTTGAAAGTATGGGTTATACATTTGCTAACAATAAATGGTCTAAAAAATGAGCCTACAAATATTTTATCTCAATCGCCCGCAGTGTACGGTTACTATTGGCAAGCTAGATGACAAACTAGGTAAGTCGTACACGACTGAAATAAAAGTGCAGGAAGAAAGATATAGTTATGTAGTAACTGTACTTCGAAGGTTCGGCGGTCAATATTATAAACGCATTGGGTGGCGAATGATTAAAGGGGGTAAAGAGGTCGCAATACCATTACATATAAAAAATAATTTAGAATTAAAATGACAGCTAAAATCAACGGCGTAAATTATCGCATCAAACGTTACCCTAAAGGTTGGGTAATAGAAAAACAAAAGTCTTTTTTATTTATCAAATATTGGGTTCATGCTGTTAGCGTTTCGGGAATACCATCAGAACCTTGGCATTACAGTTTTTACAGATTTGCAAAATGGGATTTAGATAGAATAAAGGACGGTATTACTACTGGCTTAAAAATGAATCTTGTATGATACTCAACATCGACTACCACATAAGGCGTGCAACTGTTAAAGCATTAAACCTCGCTAGAACCAAACGGGATGCCGCTAGGTTATTAGGTATAAATGAAAGAAGTTTGTTTAATTACTTGGATAGGTATGAGATTATTTATATAAATGGGGTTTATAAATAAATAAACCCGTCAGGTGTAGACACACCAACGGGATAAAACACACATGAAAAAAATGAAAAAAAATAGTGCGTTATTAGTTAAAGTTCATCGTTATTTATTGAATAAAGAGAAAAGTCATCGTGTTTGTTTTGAATATATTTTTGAAAATGAACATTACCACTCTTGCAATGTTGATATTAACCCAAACGAATTAAAAGAAACCGAAAAACGAATATCGCTATTAGTTGAACGGGGGATTATTCACTTGCGTAACCGTTGTTAATGGTTGCGTACTTGTTTGAGTAAAATTTGTTGAAGGATCAATAGCACAACTATCAAATACTATTCCGTAGCCTATATTCAATCCTTCGCCGTCTAAGTTATCGGCGTTCTGCACATTAGACAAAGTAAACTTAAAACAGTAGTTATTTAACACATCTGTCATAAGGCTACTAATATAAACGCCCTTACTAAAATGCTGCCTAATATCATCAATTACTTTCAATAACCCCCTACTATAATCCGTATCATCGTCAATCATGCCATCGGGCATATAGTTGTAAGAATTTAGTTTGAACATCCAATCTACACGACTTACACCGCCGCAATATTGATAGGCTTCGCTTGCTGGCAGCATCTCAATAATAAGTAAAGGCATAGTGTAGCCTTCCATCTTTTTAGGGCTGTAATCCGTTTTTAAGATAATAGTGCCGCCGCTATCAGCAAGAAACTGCTTGCACTCTTGGGCAACGGCGTTTAAGATGTCATCTATCATAACGAAACTATTTTACTTTCCTTCTTATTATTTTCTTCAATCTTTGTTTTCAACTCACACAACCAACTAAACACGCTAACATTTTCGCCGTGTTCTTTTGCTAGTCGCTTTAGTTCTTTTACGGGTACGTTTTCCGTTTCAACTATCTTTTTAACGGTTGTAACTAACTCATTTTGGATGAGTAACAAATGCTTATCTAATATATCAGTTTTCATTGCTTAATATTACTTTTTCAGGGTTAATTTTATATACTCTCACACTATTGCAGCTAGTGCAAGTAAACTTTAATTTATCTACGTCTGCTGCCTCAAATTTCCAATCGTTATTATGGTAAACATCTACCAAATTTTCACGTTTATGAACTTTACAAGGCTTCGAGCCGTTAATAGTTTGGATTAAAGTGTAATTCATTAGTAGATTAATTTTACGTTCACATTATCACTCCATGCCGTATCTATCTTTATGTTTGTTACAGTCCAATTTGCTCTATTTGCATATCCTAAATTCTGCTCTTTATTTAATACTACTTTTTTAAAAATGTAATGATTATTAAAAATTTTTGCACTATCCCAATCGTAGGAAACATCAGCACTAATAATAACGTTATTAGGGATAATGTCGGATATTAAGTTAGCCCTTAGTTGGTGACCGTCAAATAAGATAGACGGCTTTAAATTTACCGTGTACTTTTTAGTGTCGGTTGTTGGGTTATTTACTGTTGTTTTTGTGCATGATGCCATTGCTATAAAGGCAGCGATTGCGATAATTGTTTTTTTCATTGTGTATTTAACGTTTAAAAAGTTTCATTATTTCATTTCTTGTGCTTACTATTTTGCGCTCAATCTTTTTTACTATCTTTAAATTAGGTGGTTCGCCATTTGCTGGTATAAATTTACGCTGTGGCACTCCCTTATTCGTTCCCTCATTATTATATTCGGCGTAAGGAACTAAAGCCGTATTTGTACCAACGAATACCCGTTTGCCTGTAACTCGAAACATCAAAGAATTATACAAAGTTAAGGTTTGTCGAAGTAATTTTGCAGAACTATTATAAGTAGTCCCTTTTACTCCGCTTCGCCTATCGTATGCTTTGTTAGTTTTGTCGCTTCTTTGTTTCCATTTTTGTAACCCAGTCCCATCATCGTAGCCCTCTAACTTAAAATTTTCCTTTATAATCTTCACACTTTCCTGCCCCATTATCATAGGCAAATCACCTTGAAACTTCTTAAATTTATTACTAGCTTCACGCCAATCATTCATTAAATCTTGAAGGGACTTTTTAGCCATTACTTAAGCGTTAGTAAGTACAATGTATGATTAATTAAGCCTTTCATGTCCGCAATAATATTAAGCAAGTCGCTGTCGGATGCTTTTACAATTGATTTGTAGTTGTTTTCAATTGTATCATAGCAGCCATTAAGATATTCGGTACTATCAATGCCTATTTTAGTTTCTATCTTAACATCGCCTTCAATCCTCCCATACTTACCTTGATAGGTTTCTATAAATGTGTCGGCTAATTCTAACCACTCATCATAAAATTCGTTTAATGCTTTATGTTCAGCAAATGATGTAGTATTAAGGTGTTGCAAGTGGATACAATCACGAGTACTAAAAAGAAGCGTTACAAATTCAATAGGTTGCATAAATATAATTTTATTAGTTCAAAAAAAGATAGGTGCGGAGGTTTGCAAAATGTACACATAATTAACGATTAATAAATTACTCCTTTTCTAAATTTATTCAAACTGCCATTACTAACTGCAAACGCATCTGTTATAACCCCGTCTTTAGTTTGCACAATGTAGCTTATTTTCTTGCCAAAGGTAATATAATTTTTTAATACTATCGTTTGTTTTTCATTGCCCCATGATCCCCATATCTCGTCAGGTTCTTCTATCGTACTTGGCAGCCCTTCAAATCCTCGTGGATGCTTTTGTATGTTGTGAATAGATACGTTACTAAGGATGACATTTGTATACGTGTCGTGGTTCTGAAATATTACATTCCCTTTCTTGTCTGTTGTGTATTTGTCTTTCCATCCATCCACTATTGCCATAACCTGATGCAGTCCCGTTGCAGCTAATAAGCGACTACTAAAACCTTCGGGGTCACTATCCGCAATTGGTTTGTTTAGTCCAAAAATATCAGCATTGAAAGTATTGCCATTGGTAATGCCTTCTTTTGGCAACATTCCCTGATGTGCAGGGTTAAATCTAAATTGTGGGTCTACTTCGTTTTCTAAGTCTTTTTCCGCTTCTTTGCTTGTAGCAATGTTATAGCCTTTACCCTCTATCTCGTCATTGTCAATACTAAACCCATCACAACGGCAGTTAAACCCATTCGGCGGAAATACAGCATCGCCAGCAGGGTCACCAACCTTGTAAACTTTACCCTCTAAATCAACGTGTTCTTCTCTTTCCCTTCCATCCATTTCCCCCTTATACACCCAATATGGATAATAGTCTTTAAGGCTTTCAATCTGTCTAAAACGTTCACCCATTACCGCACCTTTACGGCAAGTTTCATACTCTACCCTTAAATGTACTTCGTTGTTTATTTCGGCTATTTGTGAAGCATCTTTTTTGTATTGGCTGAATGGTTTTATAGTTCCTTTGCTATCAAATACCGCCGATTGCATTTCTTTAGCTATTTCGGCGTTTCGGCTTGCTGAAAATTGATAGGCGTTTTGCATATATCGCTCAAATACGCTAGTATCTTTCATAGCTTCAAAATCCCCCATTATAGGAATTTCTTTAGCCATCGCCTCAAAAAAGTATTGATTATATTCTTTATAAATTGGATAGAATACTATTTTGCCTTTGTTGTTAACGTAAATGTATTCTAGTTGGTCGTTTTTAAGGTCATCGTTAATTAGGTTCTGCTTCTTTTTCTTTTTCTTATCGCCCGTTAGTTTTTCAATTAGGCTTTTTTTTTTACCGTAAAACCTGCACTCATTGTTTTAACTTCCGCTTCGGGTGCAGTTGGCGGCGCATCTTCAAAAAATTCTTTAACTAATCCATTAGCCTCAAAGAAACTATCCGTTAATCTTTTTCCGTTCTGCACCAATACAGTAGATATTTGAGTAATTTCCTCTAGTGTCATTTGTTTAGCCCTATTGGCTACGAACTTACCAGCAGGAAACTCCTTATAAAACTTTGTAATCTTTTTTAAATATTCATCGTTCAAATACGCCTCAACGTATTCGACCATTTCCATTACAACGCTCTCAAACTTATCGGCGTGTACATCCCCCAATGCCCTACTGCCACTAGATGCCGTACTACTTGTCAAAGTACCCCCTAAAATCATTTCCCTTATCTCGTTCTTTTCGGCTTCGTTAAAGTCTGAAAAGATACCGTGTGATTTTGCGTTTGTTCCTGTTGCCTCAAAATCAATCTCAATAGACTTAACTATTTTTCCGCTAGTGTCTAAAGTGTAAGGATATACTAGCCCTTTTGAAGGATCTATATTCGCTGCTATTGCTTCTGCCTGTATTTTATAAGGGTTAATCTCATTGCCAAAAACATCATAGCCGCTATCGTCTTGTGGATAACCAACGGTAAGTAATGGAAACGCCAAACGCCTTGCAGCTTGTACCCATGAATTTTTATTGATATTCATTTGGATAAATGAACGAGCTATCGGCTGCATCCATCCTAAAAACTTTTCGTAAGATGTTGAAGGCTGAATCCACAATAAGTTAGGGGTATCATCAAACTTTTCACCGTCATAAAATGAGTAAGTCGATTGTCTCAACATTCTATTAATCGGGTCTAAGTCTTGTTGCGGATACTTGTATATCTTATTATTTACGGGGTCTATGTTAATACCCGTGAAACCCCAAAAGTGTGATAATGCAATTTCTTTTATAAGTTCTTTTTGCCATGACTTAGAACATAATTCAATAGTCCACTCGGGCAATTCTTCGCCCTTTTCATCAACGTACATTATCGGCACTTTACCAATAGCAGACGTGATAGCATTAAACAATGATTGTACAAAAGGGCTACTTTCAAATACCCAACAAACCATTGTAGCATAACTAACGGGATAACCGAACTTAACGGCTTGGTCGCAAGCATAACGCCACGTTGTTAAGTTCCAATCTACATAATAGTTATTAGGGAACGTTTGAGAAGTATGGGTTAAACCTGCCGACTTAGGAATAACAAATGGATTAACGCTTGGGGCTGTGCCTGTTGCAGGTATAGCTTTTGGATTTGATACACCCCACCCACCTGCACCCTTTGAGCCGCTAGGGGTTACAGTACCAGCAGGAAAACCCAACGGGCTACTATATTGTTGTTTTCTTTGTTGTATTTCGGGGTCGTTTGCCCTGCGTTCTGCTCTGCTCATTTACCCTAATGTTAAATAGTTTGAATCTACTAAATATGCTGTTGATGTTTTCAATATGTCGGCAACGGGCAAAGGTAAATTCATTTGACCGTTACGAATAGCCCTAACCGTATAATCAGCCCAACTAAAATCATCTTTCATCTTTTCGGCTAATTCTTGAAAGCTACCTAATGCGTTTCTAACGGTTAACAAAGCCATTATTTTAACCAACAATAACGCCCTATCTGTGCCTGTCTTTACAAGTTCGCCACTAAGGTCATAACGGGTCGTAAATGAACCTATAATTTCACTTTGTGCGAAGTTAAAAGCGTTCTGCAAACTGTTACTGTCAACCGTATATTGTTTAATCAATAGTTGGGATGAACAGAACTGCAATAAGTCCTCACCCGTAAGATAGCCGAAGTTCAAGGCTTGAATGTCTGCGATAGTTATTGCCATAATTTACAAAAGTAGGTAAATTTAATTTATTAGAATGTAATTTGTTCGCCACGTTGTATTTGCACGATGCCGTTTGGTTTGAATAACTTGCCCCCACGTTGATAAGAGGTAAAGTCCTGGGCAAAAGCGGAGCAAAGAAGATAATCTACTAGGTCACTAAAATGCCCTACTATTTGATAGGACTTTTTTGTGTTAGGGTCGGTTGCAGTTGCTTTGTCTTTCGTTCCGTCTGGGGCTTCTTTTACTGCAATAAAATCATTAATAGTTTTTTTGCAATTTGAGCCTATTACTATTTTTAACCCCCCTATTTCTTTCTCAAAGATAGTATTAATCCAATCGCCTCGCATCTTTACAGAAGGGTTTGAGCGCAATACTCGCAATGTAGGGCGGTAACTTATTAAGGCATCTGTTATTAATCTATAAAAATTGTAGCCCTTTTCTAGTTTAGTATCTTCTTTACTTGCCGTTGCATCACCGTAAATAAATAACCCTGATTGATGGGATGGATATTTTCTTATAAATTCATTACATACAGCCTTAACCGTATTTAGTGGTGTAACCCCTGCAATCTCATCTATCATGTAAACAGTCTTACCCTTAATTTGAAAGATACCAACAGGTAAAAACGGGTTTACATTGTCATCGAAACTAATATGCAGAGGTAATTCGTGGTCGTAGTAAGTATCGGCAACGTGCTGATTAATCTCAAAACATTTGTAAAATTCGCCGCCCGTTTTCATTTGCACATCCCAATTCCCTTCTACAAATACCTCGTATTCAAACCTATTCAAATTAGCTTTAAGTGAAGGTAAATAATCTGGCTGTTGTGTTAATAAAGGAATATTATCATAAATTCTAGATTGAATATAAAGCCAATTTGGGTTAAGTGTATTTTCTTTATGTGGCAAATAAATTAAATCACGAACCCATCCAAAGCTAGGGTTGCAAGTTCCACAAACTACTGGTTTAGGCTGTTGTTTAGCATTTGGTATTACATAACTACCAGCTCTTTCAAAAGCCTTGAATAAACTTTGTTGCTGGCACTCGTTTATCTCTTCCAATCCCGCCCCATTAATTTCAAGTCCTTTCCATCTATTGAGGTCTTTATCTGTATCGTAGTTTTCTGCAAAAAAAATAAGCTGAGAACCATTTTTAAATGTTACTGTTTGTTGGTTGCTATCGCTTGCATCTTTTTCAATAAAACTAGATGGTTTTATTTTTTCCCAACTTGGGTAAAGATTTCTTTTTATTGTAGGTATGTCTTTACGAATAATAACCCATCTACTGCCTGGATGTATTTTTGAAAGTAAAGTAAATAGTGAAAGTAAGGCAACTGTTTTACCGCCACGAATAGCCCCACCAAATAAAACAAAAGAATAATTCCCATTAAGTACCGCATTAATAAACTCCTCTTGCTTTGGGAATGGCGCAAATACTATTTCTTTATTTTTTTTCATTATAGAATTTTATTTCCTTTTATTAAATTTTCTAAAGCCCAAAGAGGCTGCAAGTTAGTGTAATGACATAGTTTTTTTAATTCTTCTTCACTTTTAGCTGATGATAAGGGGATTATATGGTCTATATGCCAAACTCTAAAATTATAATTATCCCAACTCATCCCAACTTTAAATTTTAACTCAATATGTTTTTTAGCCTCAATAATTGAACAACCTAATAAAACTATTGTTTTTTCACTTTTATAATATGATGAATGTTTAAAAGCATAACTAATTCTACATCTAAGATTGTCAGATAGCTTCATTAATGGGTTATTTTGTTTTTGTTTTTTTCTGCTTTCTCTTATTATTGGTCTATTGTTTTTATTGTAATCAATTGAATATTTTTTTAATTGCTCATCGTTTTTAAAACGCCATTCTTTCATGTAATTTTTAATTTTTTCGGAATTTTCTTTTTTGTATTGAATAAGTTTTTCTTTGTTTTTTTCACACCATAATTTACTCCTTTCTTTATTAGAAATATATATTTTAGGTTTTTTTAATGCCATTATTTTTTTATGTCTATTTTTAGACCTTTCTATATAAATTTCTTTATTTTTTTCATAATGCAATTTACCGTACCCTTTATTTTTTTCAGCCCATCTTTTTTTGCTTTCAGCTTTTCTTTTTTTTGATTCATCTTCTGTATAAATTTTTACTCTTGGCATAATTAAATAAAAAAATGTTAAGGTTCAGTGCGGTAACACATCCCCTTAACATTTTAAAAATAAGTTTAAAATTGTAGTTACCGCTACATTGCAAATATAGCGATTTTAATTTATTTAAAATTCAATTTCTTTTCCATTAATAATCATTACTTGTACTGTCTTAACATCTTCCCCGTCTTTATTGACTTGGGCTTGTTTTTGTATTGCCTTACCGTGCGCTCTGTCTAATATCTTCTCAATCATTTCTGCACCGTTTTTAGATAACATTTCCTTCGCCACAATGCGCATTAACATAGGGTAACTGCTATCGCTTATTATTGACTTAATACGTTCTTCATCTAGATTAATCAATATAGAATAAGCCTCAACTATATTATTAGCTGATGCTGCCGTATATCCTTCTTCTCTTAACTGCTCATTAACCCGTGACAATACTTTTTTTGGCTGTCCCTTAGGGTTGCCGCTTTGTCCTTTCTTAAATGTATTGCCGTAATTATGTCCTTTCTGAAATGGCATATATTTAACCGTTTGTATTTTCAATAAATGCTTCCACTTCTTTATCACTAAGCTGCTGCCCGTTCCGCTTTATCACTAAGCTGCTGCCCGTTCCGCTTTATCACTAAGCTGCTGCCCGTTCCGCTTTCTTTGTTCAATTTTATCATTCTTGCCACTATCACATCGCAATATTTTGGGTCGAATTCTACTAATCTTGCTTTTCTTTTTAATTGGTCGCAAGCAACCATAGTAGTTCCGCTGCCTCCAAAAGCATCTATTACAATGTCGCCGCTTTTTGAACTATTCCCTATTTGATAAGCAAACAATCCAATTGGCTTCATTGTAGGGTGTTCTCCGTTTCTTTGTGGTTTATCAAAATTAATAACTGTTGTTTGCTTTCTGTCGAAATACCATTTGTGCGCTGCGCCTTCTTTCCAACCATATAAACAAGGTTCATGCTTCCAATGATAGTCACCCCTTCCCATTACTAAAACGTTTTTATTCCAAATTAAACATGAAGAAAGCTTTATCCCCGCATTTTTGAATGCAGTTCTAAAATTAATACCTTCTATGTCGGCGTGCCAAACATACCAAGCAGACCCTTTTTTTAAAAATGTATTACAAGAGGTAAAAAAATCATAAAGAAATTGATAAAATTTTGAATCTTCCATATTATCGTTTTCAATTTTCAGACCATTACTTCCTTGGTAGGCTACATTATACGGTGGGTCAGTAACAACCATGTCTGCAAATTCTCCTTGCATCAACTTTTCAAAAGTATCAGTTTGAGTACTATCACCACACAACAATCTATGATCTCCAATCTCATATAAATCACCTAAAACTGTATAGGGCTCTTTTGGTGGCACACCGTTAAATTCATCTTCTTGCGCTTCTAATACTTCTTCTTCAGAAAAGTCAGCAGGAATATCTAACCCCCATTCTCCTAATTGTTCTACATCCCAATCTGCTGTAATTTCTTCCCAATTCCAATCACCAAATCCTACGTTATCTTTAATCAAAAACTCATTTTTTTGTTCTTCTGTCCAATCATCTGCAAGTATAATAGGCAGTTGCTTCATTCCGCATTCTTTTGCAGCTTTTAGTCGCATATTACCCCCAAGTACTACTACTTTACCATCTACATCAGTAAAGCAAACTAATGGGCGTTTTTCAAGCATTTCTGGAAAGTCCTGTAATGACTTAACTAATTTAGCAAAGTTTTCATCTTTAATTACACGAGGATTTTTTGGGTTTGTCTTAATATCTGTTATATTTTTGTAAATCATTCTAGTATTTTAATATTAAGCATTTCCAATATTGCAAATAAGTTCTTAGAGTTAATCCAATACTTGCCGCTTTCCATTCGACAAAGTGCTTCGGGTGTAACGCCTATCGCTTTTGCCATGTCTTGCAAAGATATAGAATTTTCAATACCAAAATTTAAAATTTAGTTAAAGCATTTATTACATCTTCCGCACTATCCGCCGTTACTATTGTAATACCAACACTAGCCCAATGATTATGTAGGTATTTCTGCTTATCTGAAAGTTTACCGTTGGGCATTTTTAACTCTAATCCCCAAAATTTAGGATACACAAATAAAAAGTCGGGAACGCCTGCAATAACGCCCATACTATGAAGTTTCAATCTCATAGCCATACTTGTAGCACTTTCATTAGCTACATGAAAGTAAAATCCCCTTAACGCTGGGTAATTATGATTGATATATTTATGGGTTGCAGCTGTAAATTGGTCTTCGTTGGCGTAAATGGCGGTTAAAAATTGTTGTTTAGTCATATTTAGTAATTTTTGTAAAAGTTTAGTAATTGCTGTAATTCAATGGTAGTAAAGGTTTAACTATAAAAATTACCAAATTACTAAAAATTTCCCTATCTATTATTTATATACAGTAACACTACTATTTATTTTTTATGTTTTATATATTTAGTACTTATACTCTTTTATATTTTTCTTATACAATAAATAGATTTATTTTTAGTAATTTTAGTAATTTATCTTTAAAAGTCAATAGTAGTAAAGGTTTTAGAATTACTAAACCCTTAAAAAAAATAGTAATCAGTTAGTAATTTTAGTAATTTAAAATGGTATTTCTATGGAAAATATCCTCATTTTTACTGATAATCTATTAACAGTCTTAATAATATCGTGCTTATAATCAACCTTCTTTTTTTCAGCATAAGCCTTAATAGCGGCGTTAATCCGTTGAGTTGAAGGTTGATATTGCTTAGGTGTATTGTTTTCAGCATAATAGGCTTCTAAATAACTTTTAAAGGTATCGTTGCTTATTTCTACACGTTCACACCAATGGTCAAAGTTCTGATCAATGAAGTTAAATATTATTGAGCCGTATGTTTGTTCAAACTGTTTAAGCCATCCGCCTTCGGTTAATGTAGGCGCAGTTAGTTTCTTACCGCCTTTTAGCCATTGTTGTATTGATTGTGCAATAAAATTATCAAAACCCGCCCAATCTTCATTACTCCATCCTTTAGGAAAATGGCAATTATAATGTACATCTAAACCGCCGACATTAGTAAAGAAGTTGGTAAATTCAATAGGGATAATTCTACGCCTCAATCCCCCGTCTGTAACTTCATAACTGTAATTAGTTTGCACTATAAATTTAGGTGCTTCCTCGTTTGATACTTCCACTTCATCTTTAAAAAGTTTCTTCCAAATAAATGAGCCTGTGGATGGTTCTTTCAAAAAAGAAAAGTCGAAATTTTTAGGAACATCGCTGATGCAAAATATACGCTGCCCGTTCCAAGATTGAAAAAACTTCTCATCAAATTTAGTCTGCGATCCTGGCTTTGAAGTGTAAGAAGTTGTATGTTTTAGCAAACTGCAAAATACATTTTTTCCACTACCACCACCATCTCTAGGGTCACGACATTGTTCTGTTAGCACAATAATATAGCCCGTTGTTTCGTCTTTGTATTCGTGACAAAGAAAACCAAGTATTCGTTGAGTGTGGGCTATATGTTCTTCGCCTATTGCTAATTTCAAAAAGTCCACATATTTTCCTCCTTCGCCTTTATTGTAATTTCGCTGTTGTAACTTTTCAGCCCATATAAGCATTTCTAAGGCATCGTATTCAAGGAAGCTAATTGATGTAGAGTCTATTACTAAGTAACCGTTTAAGAAGAACTTAAAACAAGTTTTTTCGGTATCCTTCAATATTGTATCCTCTGCCAATATTGATAAACGTTTCATAGTGTACTTTCCGTGTGCTTCTAAAAAAGCCTCCAAAGCATTACAAATAGATATACATTCTTCATTGTTTGGTTCTTTTATGTATTCTTTTAATACATCTTGAAACTCCCTTTCTTCAATTTTATGTATCAAATAACTTATAATTCTTACTACATTTCCTTTGTAATATCTAAAACCTAAATAAGTGGAAACTAATAAAAGTTTTTCACGGTTAATAGTCATTTTACCATCTTCGTCATAATCCCAAAAAGTGCCGTGCGGGTGTAGTTCTTGTAATTCACCTTGTATCGTTACTGCTAGTTTCCTAGTTTCTTCAGATACATTTTTTGGCAAGGTGTATCCTTTACGGGCTGCATTTTGTGCTAATATCTTTTGCTTTTTTTCTTTTATGATACCATATCCGTTATCACATAGCCAAGCATAAGTTTTCTTTTTATCCCCCTTGTGTTCTAGTATAGATAATAGCGTTACAGGATTATAACCTTTTGATGGTTCTAGGTCTGTGGATGATGTGAATATGTAGTAACATCGTTTATGTCTGTTAAATGATGCAGAAATTCCCGTCGTTTTATTAGGACGGGTAAACCAAATAAAGTTATTACTACTGCCGCATAAACTCCACCCATTATTTGTAAGTACGCTTTCTGCTGCTGCACTACCGTTAAAGTGGTCGAATGGGTTTTGGTCGTAATAGTCATTCGATATAGTTGTAGGGGCTATTGCTGCTACTTTTTTCTTTTGGTTGTATCCTTCACAAATAGCAATTATACTGCACCTTTCAGCCCAAGTAATTGTAGGTATTGGGTTATCTTTAACTACCTTGTAATTCATTTGTGTTGCAGCAACTACATATCCACCTGTGCCTCTCGTCTCTATCGCTGCTTCTTTTGCATCTTCTTTCCAAGCTAACTTTAAATTTCCTGGTGGTTCGTGGTCGCTAATACGGTAAAATATATGGTAGCCTTTTGATGGTGTTTGTGTTATTCGTAGTTGCTCGAATATGTGCGGAAACATTGCTTTTATATCCGCAAATAACATAGCATCAACCCCAACCCAATTTTTTACATCTACATCAATTATTTCTAAGTTTCCACTTACTGCGCCTGCTACAATACCATATCCAATAGTATCATATTTTTCAGTCATTAGATACAATAACTCTGCTTTAGATATTATTTCTGTTTGCCATTTTTTCCAAGGATATGCAGACTTAACAGGATACTCTCTGCCGTTAAATGTTTGTGGTTTATCTCTTACGGGAATAACTGAAATGCCGTTATCTAAATAGTATTCACATTCTTTTATTGATTGCTGAAAAGTAGTAGTCATTTATTTAATTTTAATGTTGTAAAATTCTAGTGGTTCACTTATATCTTGATGTTTAACCCATCCGCTGTGGTAGCCCATTGCAGTCGCAAAAGACTGTAAAAATAGGGCATCTTGCTTTGCTTTCGCTACTCTTATTGCAAAAGGTTTCTTATTTGTTATCTTAGCATAGTCGGCTAATTCAATCGGTGTAAGGTCTGCAATATATTTTCCCCTAAGTTTATTATAGCTTTCTGTAACCTCTACTAACTTGCCTTCAACGTATTCTTTTTCTTTTGACTGAAATTCGTGTCCGCATTCTGGGCAAGTCATAACACGGGGTGCAAGTATTAAAAAACATTTAGGGCATTCTTTAATTGGTGCTACTCCGTCTTTCTTTTTCTTAGGTGGTTTATTCCACATTTTAGCCCAATCAAATTCAAAGTTCCATATCCCGTGACGGGATGCGTTACCGCCGTAATCAAGGACGGTAAAGCGTTCTTTCCCATCGTGAACTCTTGCGCCACGCCCAACCATTTGACAGTATAAAGCTAGTGAAGTTGTAGCCCGTCTAAGTATTACTAAGTCTATTGGTTTAAAATCCCATCCTTTTGTTAATACAGAAACAGAAACACAAATATCAACATCCCCATGAGTAAATTGGTTTAATTCAATTTCCGACTTTTCATTTTTACTATGTACTTCTGAAACGACAAAGCCAACGTTTCTAAGTTCTTGAGATAAAGCAGCACAATCTACTATTGAGGCACAATAAACTATTGTTTTTTTATTATGATATTTTTGCAAATCTTCGTGAAGCCCTGCAAATACTTTCGGTTTATTAAAAGCATCAAATTGAGATGCCTCTGAAAATTCCCCTTTGCTATCTTTTTTTAATCCGCTTAAATCTGCTGCCTGTCTTTCATAATGGTAATATGGTGACAAATAACCACCCTCTAAAAGTTCCTGCGGTTGCGCTCCAATTACAATATCATTGTATAAAAGTGGTAGATGTTTTGCTACTCTATAGTCGGGTGTAGCTGTAAAACCAATAAGATAGGCTTCTGTTAATTGTTGCAATAATTTTGTAGACGTGCCGACGTGGCACTCGTCATTTATAATTAAAAGTTTTGAACCAAAGTTTTGAAACTGTGATATTATAAATTCCCTTCTTACTAATGTTTGAGCCATTGCCACATAGCATTTGCCTACTTCAATATCTACAAACTTTATCCCGTCTCCAATAGTTACGCAATCGCCTTGCTCTTCATGTATTTGTTTATAAATCTTTGATGTTTCGGAAATTATTAAAACGGTTGTTTTCTTTTCTAAAGCATCTTTCACCATTGAAAGAAATGTTTTAGTCTTGCCACTTCCTGTGGCAGCACAAGCAATTACCTTTTTACTTTTGGCAAGCGATGACCGTATATTTTCTTTAAACTTCTTTTGATAAGAGTAAAGTTCGTATGATGACATAAAATAAAAAAGCCTTAAAGTGGATGATGTAATAGCACCCTGTAAAACAGGTACACCATCCCTTTTAAAGCCATTAATTAGTTCTTAATCGTAGGTGCTACACTACGCTACAAATATACTAAACTTTTAACAAAAAATTATACCTTTCTTTTGCTGTCATGTTAGAAAAATTAAACTAAATCAAATAAAGTAGGTACTGAAAGTTTGTGCATCATAGCTTTAAGATAATAAATACCATCATTAAAGTACTCACTATTCAACTCTACCGATACTGACTTACGTTTCATTTCAATAGCTTTGTAAGCCGTTGAAAACAACCCACCAAATGGGTCATCTACTATTTCACCTTCCATAGTATAACGATTAATTAACCGCTCAATAATATCAAACTGCAAAGGGCAAATGTGTTTTTCTTTTTTACTATTAGCTTGTTTTGTGTTTAATGTATTCATACGGTTTATATCCGTCCACACCATATCATTATTACTATGCACGGGCAAAGTCATAAATATAGAAGATAGCTTTTCCATTTCGTCCAAATCTTCACAAATACGAAGGTGTTCTTTAAAGTCGTAAATAGCTGTTGTGTTTAATTTCTTCCAAGCAGATACTATCTTTTTAACTTCTACTTTTTCAAGTTCTTCTTTTGTCATAAATCTATCTCCAGAGCTGCGTTGATATGCGTGTGCATCTAACTGCCAAAGGCTTTTTTTGTAATCTGTTTTTTCTTTTGTCACGGGATAATCACCATAAGCGTTATTCATTTCGCTCGGTGATTTTCTAAATAATAAAACATATTCGGGCAATCCTACGCCCATTTTACTTGCATCCTTACATTGTTCACTCCATCCTAATCTATACGTTTGATTGTTTTCTGCAAC